AGCAGAGTGAGTACATACTGTAAAAGTCTCACTAGAGAAAGCTTCTAGTCTGATAATCTATAATCAACAGTTACACGGATACACGGAAGCGTTTTGTAGAATAAACAAGGCGGCTCCGATGTCCGGAAGCTCCAATTAGGAACGGGAAGGTCTTATGCCCGGAGTAGTCATTACCACAGCAGTTAGAACGGGTCCATCGGCTGACACAGTTCGCGATTCGTCGCAAGCATTTTTTGTCGGTCTAGCTCTGCGAGGGCCTGAGGAAAAGGCCACGCTGGTCACCAGTATTGCTGATTTCGAAGCACAATATGGTGGATACCAGTCTTACGCATATTTGCACCCCACCATAGAAACATTCTTTGAAGAGGGCGGCACCCAGTGTTACGTCGTTCGCGTTGTCGGCCCGTCAGCCACAGAGGGCAAACATAAGCTCCTCGATAGCTCTTCGGGCGACTCGATGCAGCTGACGGCTGTAGGACCGGGCGACTGGTCCGCAAACATGACCTTCACCGTTGAGGCAGGAACTGTCGCTAGTAGCGTCATTCTTAAGCTTCTCTACTACAACGTTCAGGTGTTCACATCGGGCAACTGCACCACAGTGGATCAGGTTATCGGCAAGATTAACGGAAGCGCAGTCGCGTCGAAGTATGTGACGGCTTCAAGTTTGGGTTCCAACCTTCCTGCCGCTCTGGCCTCTACGGCACTGACCTATTCGGATCAGCCCACTGGCGGCACTACGGCTTCCGACGATGACCGTTCAAACATCACAACTGCGATTCACACGGCAGCGTTGACCAAGTTCAACCATGCTTACGGCACGGGATGTGTGGCAAACCCAGAGTCCTCGGCAACGGCGACTTATCAGGGTCTCATCCTCCACGCCAATACTTACAACCGGATTGCCATCTTGCATCCGGCAGCCTCACAGACGGTTGCTCAGGCTGAAACATGGGGTGAGACAATTACGGCGAGTGAAACCAACACGGAACATGCCGCTGGCTACTTCCCTTGGATCAACGTCCCCACCTCAACAGCAGGCGTAACTCGCTTGATCCCACCGGATGGTTATGTGGCAGCGACACGCTCGCGGGCACACAATCAGGTTGGACCACAGCAAGCAGGTGCAGGAATCATTTCAAACGCCCGCTGGGTAGTTTCCCCAGAGCTGGAAGTTGATCAGATCTCTGGTGACGCCCTAGACGTGGCTCTAGTGAATGCACTAAGAGTGATCAATAGCTCGCTTCGAGTTTATGGAGCCCGCTCTTTGTCAGGAGACACCACAAACTTCCGCTACATCACCGGTCAGGATACGGTCAACGGTGTAGTGACAGAAGCGAATGTGGCTCTAGAGGATTTGATCTTCGCGGTAATCAACGGTCGGAACGACATCTTCACAGCGGTCGAAGGCAAGCTCATCGGAATCTTGGAGCCCCTCCGCCAAAGCGGAGCGCTGTACGAAGCTTTCGATGCAAAAGGTAAGCGAATTGACAAGGGTTACACGGTTCAGTGTGACGCAGCTATCAATCCGGTTACACAACTTGCGGATGGGCTTGTCAAAGCCAAGGTCGGCCTTCGGGTATCGAGCGTGGGCGACAAGATCGAAGTAGACATCGTCAAATCCAACCTCACAAACTCAGTGGTATAGGGAGGGCTAACTAATGGCCAAAATTTCACAGCGACAAGTACTCGGACTGATTGAACCGAAAAACGTAACTCACCCCAAGTGGGAAGGGTTTAAGTTTGCTCAGGTCTCTGGTGGTGAAATCACGGCTGCTGTCGAGAGGATCTATGAAGGCGGCGACAAGTTCCCGAAGGTTCTATGTGCGCCCTACGAGATCGGCGACATCACCCTGACCGCCCATTACGATGATGATCTGACTGAATCAGACTCCGGAGCGGGTATCGCCCTCAAAATCAATCAACTTAGAACGCTTGTGGGTAGTTCGTATTACGACATCCGCATTCAAACTTACGATTGCGATATTAACGTCAAGAATCTTGACAGGCACTACGGCAACGCTCTATTGGTGGGACTTACCGAAGCCGAAGGTGATGCATCTTCAGGCGCCCCCGCCACTTTTGCGCTCACTTTCGCAGTGCAGGGTATTGCCGGAGGCGGCACAACCCCCGACTGAGTAAGTCCTCCCCTACACGGGGGGAATAGCGTGATACTGTACGCCTTATGAGCGACGCATTATATGACGAAGCATCTGAGGCTAAAACCTCAGACTCAAAATCCACCGCCAAGAAAACCAAGGAAGACTCTGCGGGGGTTATTGGGGGTGTTTTACCGATTGAAGAGACAGTTCTTGACCGCCTGAAGGCTGTTGTCTCTGCCAAAGTAGAACGCACCGTTGTTCTATTAGAGGTTCCTGATCGTCCGGGCGTTCATTTGAGAATCAGCCCAAACATCACACAAGCCCAAATGAAGGCTTGGCGTAAAAACGCAGGCGAAGAATCAAAGAATGGTCTCGACCCGATCAAATTCGCTTGCCAAGTAGTTGGCCAAACATGCGTCGGCATCAGCATGGACGGAGAAGAGGCGTTCGATGAAGCTGGCAATGCGCTCAACTTTGCAGCGCCTGAGATTTTAGAAATGACTAGTGCCAC